ACCTTTGCCGTCACTAATTTTGCGACCCTCAGTTTTTTCCCACTCGCATATCACAAACATATTCGTTGTAACTTCAACTGGCGCTGTGCCGTCGTTTAGATCAACCTTTAATTTTAATCGCATTGCCTATTCCTGTTCTCGGCCAGTAATGGCACGGTTTATGGGTTTGTTGTATCGACTGTTAATGCGCCGCCTTGAAATACAACATCATAGGTTGATAACTCGCCAAGTGACGCGTTAATGACTGGCAAACTTTCTAAATAGCAATCAGTCAAAACAAACTTTGGGTTTGTTGCGCTATCTACTGCCGATGTCGGTTTAAGTGTCACCGTCGTTTTTGCGCCGATCAAATTGAACAAAGTCGCGTAAGTCTCAGTTGCGGCAAAACTCGCATACAAAGTCAATGTCACTTCGTTGTTAACTAATCCTGCTGTGTAACTGCGTGAGTTTGTGCCAAACGCGGTGTCCTCAAGAGCCTCGACCAAATAGGTCAGGGTTGCTGACGTACACATATCGGATAAATCAACGCCGTTGATCGTCAATACCGGGTTTGATAAGTAAGTTGCGCTAGCCATGTGTTACTCCTTAGTTGTCTGTATTAGTTTTACCATAACGGCTGTGTGTTTGTGTGCATTACGCGGTTTGCGCTTGTACGCCTACCGATAGGTCATAACACGGGTATTCTTGGCCGCCTATGTCAAGTGTGCCGGGTCTGCCTGACATGACGATTATCGCCGACCCTAAAACGGTTGCAGTTATTTGCAGTATTTCGCGTAGCACGGGTAGTCCTGCTGGGCCGCTGCCAACAACTTTGATCGGGTAGTCCATGCGTACGATGTTGCCGTTGCCAGCAATCGTCGTAAAACTTGGTGCTTGTATAAACACGGCGTTAGGTACGAGTTTTGTCGGGTCGGTCACGACACGCAACGACGTGATTGCGGTAAGCGTCGTAGCGAGATCGTCTAGCGTCTCGTTGAATAGGTCGGTGTATGGTGCGGGCATTAGGCAACCGCTGGTCGGTCAATACCTAACAACTGTTTAACGATCGGCGTTAGCGATTGTTGGGGTGCTGTACCCATGCCGTCAAACGACGCAAACACGTTCTCGAGCGAGCCACGCGAACGCCACAACGCCGCCGAATACATCAAAGTGCCGAGCGTGACATCACCGCTAGGCGACGTGCTAAGGCTGTCGTTATAGCCCGCCTCTGCTCGACGGCGACTGCAAAACTGGTTGCCAGCGCTCACGGCCTGCGTGATCAGCGTGTAATCATCAGACGGGTTAGCGATCGACACACCCAAATACGTAACTAAATTGGCTGCCGTAATCCACGTACACGTAGGCGTAAACGCAACTGTGCCGGTATAGATCGCCGCAAAATCAACGTTGCTACCCGTGCAAGCGTAAAGCACTTGATTAGGTATCGGCTGGGTTTGGTCAAATGTCCACTCGCCCGTGGTCGTGTCAACGCCTGTGTATTTGTATTGCGGGCAACTTAACACGGTAAACGTGCCGTTGAACGGTGCGCCTAACGCGCCTACAACTACGCTGTCGCCAACTTGTATGTCGGTTGGCTCGAGCGTAGATATGCAGGCGTAGTCATCTAGTAACTGTTTGCTTGCTGTTGCGTAAGTTGCCATAGCGGTTATGCCGCTACTCGACTAGGCGTATGTAAATTTTTGGGCAAATGTCGCTTTTGCTTGAAAGAATGACGCGTAACCGTAATACGAGAATGTCCGTGACAACGTGCCGGGGTTTTCAACGCTAAGCAATCCACGAATTTGCTCGTAGTACTCTGCTGCTGGCGCATGAAACACCACAAACGTTTTTGCTGCAACGTTGCTGTCAACAATGATCTGCAAACCGAGTGGGTTTGTTGTTGACCAGTTGGTTACGTTGCCTGCGCCAAGCGTGTTGTATCCACCTAGACCCGGTGTACCGACCATCGGGAACAATGGACGCTTGTCTGCGTCTACGGTGCGGCCCATTTGCGACCAAGCGTCTGCGCCCATCAAGATATGTGTTGGGAACAAGTTAGAACCGTTGCTGATGTCGCGCGCTGCAGCGTACAAAAATGCAATCAAATCTTCAGATGTTTTATCCCAAACACCTAAAGTGGTTGAGCCTGTAACAAATGTGTCAACTGCAAAGTTGTCAGTTGTAATCATGTACTGACCCATTAGGTCGTTCATGATCTGTGTCATTGCTGCTGGTGACGTAAAGTCGATGTCCTGTACGGACAAAGTTACTTGACCTGCAAACGTCTTTTTTGTTACCGAGTTTGCTGCGATCACCATTGTTCGTGCGGCTGCTGCACCAAATTCTACTGCGCCTGTTTGTTCTGCAACTTCTGTGTGAGTTGTGATCGTTGGGCGAATAAATGTTTTTTGTGTGCCACCGTCAGGATATGCGCGAGCGCCGATCGCTGTAACAAATGGTCGAATGTAGTTGATGTCCTGAAATACTGGGCCGAGAACTGGTACTGGCAACAAACCCGGTGTATCGGTTGTTGCGATATCGCCTGCGGCTGCTTCAAGCACACTTTGTTTTGCTTTTTGTGCGCCAACAAATTCTTCGTTGACTTTGCGGAATGTGTCGCCACCGATGTGATACGCGGCAAGATATTCGCCAACACTTGGCATACGGAAATCGCGTTTTGGTTGCGCCCAAAGTTTGTCAACAGTTGCTTGCGCTGCTTCGACTACTGGGGTTGCTTGTGTTTCGCTCATAGGGGTTGTGTCCTTTTCTGTGTCCTGTTCTGATTGTAACTCTACTGCTGGCTCGGTTTCGTGGATAGTCTCGTCGGGTGCGCTCGCTGCAACGTCGGTGATGACCGCGCCTGCAAATGCGCCCTCGCTTACTAACGACAACTCTGACCAGTTTGCGGCCTCGACGATCATTGTGCCGTCGTCGTCGTAACTAAATTTTGTTGGGTTTACACCTACCGACACCGCGTCTATAACGCCGTCATTTGCAAGCGTCAACGCCTCGTCGCCTAGCCGGGTTTGGCTAATTTTGGCGGTAAACATCATGCCCTGCGGGGTGTCTACGCGCTCAACGACTTTGCCAACGATCTGGTTGCTGTCGTGTTGCATATAAAGTTTCGGGTCGCGCCCCGTGACTGGCAACGACCCTTGCAAAAACCGTACCTTTGTACCGTCGCTAACGGTCGCTGTTTCGTCGTATGTAACTGCTACGCCTGAGATTGAGCGCGACGGCAAGCCCTCTGCCGCCGCTGCGTCAACCGTGATCTGTGTGGGGGTTAATCTGATCATAAATTTTATAATACTCCATTTGGTATCGGTGTTTCGGAATTGTCCTCGCGGTAGTCACTCATTGAGTATTCGCCCGACAAATATTGTTCAACGTCAAACTCAACATAAGTGCCGTTAGGTAGCACGTTGTTTTGGCTAAGTGTGCCGGCGATGCAATCTGCGTAAGCGCGTACGCCAAATGTCCACAAATCCATGCGCGCTTCGGCGCTCGACTGGTACGAGTACGACCCGACCGATACGCCTGCAAGGTATGGCGGTATGTTGCACAACCGTGCCATTTCCATTGCTTGAAATTCTGCTGACTCAATCAGCAACATTTTGTCAGGCGATGTCAACGTTTCTGTGTAGGTAACAAATTCGTTTAGTGCGGCGGTTTGGTTTGTTGCGCGCGCTGCATTAAACGCTGCCGCAAGATCGGCTAATTCTTGTGCGCTTAACGGCTCGCCGCCAGTCTGTCGCAAAATGCCTGCTGGTATTGCGCTACTTGAGTTGCGAAAACGTGCTGCTTCAAGTTGCAACGCTGTTGCAATTGCTTTTTCGCTCATGTAAACAATGCCTTGTATCGGCGACAAGAATTGCACAAGATCGTCAGGGTTTAAGTTGCCGCCTTGAAACGTAAGTTGTTTTGACGGCGCAAACCATACTGGGCCAGTTTGATCAAGTGTGTTAATCATCGCAGCGGGTAGTCGAGTAAACGACGCTGGGTATCCGTCGGCTGTACGCGACGTAATATACAAAAATGCGCGACCATAAAAAAATAAATCGTCAAATAGCCAACTGAGCGTAAATGAATTGGGCAATGTCGGGTCGATACGTCGCAACCATGTACGCGGCGCTAACGGCAACTTTTCCATTTCTTGACCGTTCCAAATTTCGTTATACATTTTTAAGTTCATGCAACCAATGACGCTTGCCATAAGATCGCGCGCTCGACTAACGGTCGGTACGCTCATCGCACGATTGC